AACTTTCGTACGTTTTCGCGAAATTCCCAGTTTGGAAAAATGGCGGTTTTGCGCGCTTTTTGGTTAGACTCAAAACATGACTGAACTCAAGATCGAAACCGTAGCCATCGCCAGCCTCACGCCGGATCCAGCCAATGCAAGGAAGCATGACGGCAGGAACCTTCAAGCAATCGAGAGCTCGCTAAACAAGTTCGGGCAACGCAAGCCGATCTGCGTAACGCCGGACTCAATCGTGGTCGCCGGCAACGGCACCCTTGAAGCAGCAAAGAATTTGGGTTGGACAGAAATCGTAATTGCAAGAACGCCAGTCGGCTGGACATGGGAACAGATCCGCGCATTCGCTTTGGCAGACAACAGGACTTCGGAGCTCGCAGAATGGGATGACAAAGTCCTAGCAGAGCAGCTTCTAGAGCTGGATGCTAACGGTTGGGATTTGAAAGATATCGGATTCGAAACATTGGAGCCGCCAACACTGGTGGAAATTTTAGAAGAAGATACGATCCCGGGTTTGCCAGAGAACCCAACAGCGAAACTCGGGGAAGTTTGGCAGCTCGGAAAGCACCGACTCATGTGCGGCGATAGCACGAACCCGAACCACGTGAACAGACTGATGGACTCGCAGCTCGCAGATTTAGTCGTGACCGATCCGCCGTACAACGTCGCCATTGAAAATAGTCAGGGAATGAAAATTCAGAATGACGACATGAGCAATCAGGAATTCAAAAACTTTCTAACTATGTGTTTTAAGAATTTAGAAGCAAGCCTAAAACCCGGCGGTGCTTTTTATGTTTGGTACGCCTCAAGGGAGCACATCAACTTTGAGAGTTCGCTGATCGATGCCGGCTTTAAAGTTCGCCAACAACTCATTTGGAATAAGAACACATTTATTCTTGGCAGACAGGACTACCACTGGAAGCATGAACCATGCCTTTACGGTTGGAAAGACGGAGCCGCGCATTACTTCATGGATGACAGAACGCAATCGACAATCCTAGAAAACAAAAAACTAAACGTAAACACTATGAGCAAAGAGGAAATGCAGGAACTCATCAAGGAATTAATGAGTGACAAAATCAGCACGACAATCCTCAACGAGGACAAACCGAGCGTGAACGATTTGCATCCAACCATGAAGCCAATCAAACTCATAGGCAGACTTATCAAAAACAGCAGTAAGCAAAACGAGATCGTGCTAGATTTATTCGGCGGTTCGGGAAGCACCCTTATCGCAGCTGAACAAATTGGCCGCGCTTGTTTTATGATGGAATACGATCCCAAATACGTCGACGTGATCATCAAGCGTTGGGAAAACCTAACAGGACTTGAAGCACAACTCATCGAGGAGTAATAGATGGCTCCACGTGGTAGACCACCAAAACCAATCGAACAAAAAAGGCTGACCGGCAACCCCGGCAGGCGAGCACTGCCAGATCAAAAAGAGATCGTGCTGCTTCCATCCGCGTACGCAATCCCAGAACCATCACGCCAGCTGCTAACCGCAGGACAGGAGCTATGGGATCGCATCTGGGGCATGGGACAGACATGGCTCAGTTACAACACTGATGTGGACTTGCTGCTCATGACTTGCGAACTTCTAGACGAACGCAAGAATCTAAGAATCCAAGTATTACAAAACAACAGGCCAGACGAACGAAAGTCACTGCGAGAGTTAGACCGCCAGCTCGTGGCTAACCTTTCGCTTTTAGGATTCACACCGACAGACCGCTCACGATTAGGCGTAGCCGAAGTCAAGCGACAATCCAAACTAGAGGACTTGAAGGCACGTGCCGCCCAAAAAAATTGAAGCATGGCCTCCAACATGGCTGACACCGGTTAACAAAGCCGCGCTAACTAAGTCGCGTGGGATTCAGGTTTCAGACTTCATCGATACCTTCGCGATTCAGACAAAGGAAACAGTGGCCGGCTACGCAGGCGACAAGATGCAGCTCCGCGACTGGCAACACGAACTCATGCGCCATTTATTCGCAGTGGGAACAGACGGCAAGTTCCGGCACCGAACAGCTCTCATAGGCATGGCTCGCAAGAACGGCAAGAGCGCATTGGGATCCGGCATTGGACTCTGGTCACTGATCATGGGAGCAGAAGGCGGCGAAGTTTATTCATGCGCGGCTGACAAGGATCAAGCCCGAATCGTTTTCAGCGATGCCAAAAGAATGATCGAAGCCGAACCCGAGCTCGCCGAACTTTGTAACGTTTACAGAGATGCAATCGAAGTCCCAGCAACAGGCTCCGTCTACCGGGTTCTTTCAAGTGAGAGCTACAGCAAAGAAGGACTGAGCCCCACCTGCGTAATTTTTGACGAGCTACACGCCAGCCCAAACCGTGAACTTTTTGACGTGATGCAGCTCGGCATGGGCGCAAGAAGGGAACCGATGCTGATCGCTGTAACGACAGCCGGCGTAAAAGCGGATTCAACCGGACAGGACTCTGTGGCTTACAGCTTGTACCAATACGGAAAACGAGTGGCACAAAAGGAAATAGTCGATACAAGCTTCTTCATGGCTTGGTGGGAAGCAGAAGCCGAAGCCGATCACCATCTCGAATCAACATGGAAACAAGCGAATCCAGCGTTCGGCGATTTGAACGATCCCAAAGATTTTGCAGCAATGGTCAAGAGAACTCCAGAAGCAGAGTTCCGGACAAAGCGATGCAACCAATGGGTGAGCAGCCAAACTGCATGGCTTCCAAATGGAGCATGGGAGCAGCTCGAAGAAAAGCGAGAGATCACTCCAGACATTCCAGTCGTGCTCGGTTTCGACGGCTCATTCAGTGGCGATGCCTCCGTGATCATTGGAGTCACGTGCGAGGAGCAACCCCATGTGTTTATGGTCAAGGCTTGGGAAAAGCAACCCGAAGATCAAGACGACTGGCGCGTAGACATTTTAGAAGTTGAAAACACGATCATTGAATTTTGCGCCACACATAACGTGCGCGAGATTGCATGCGACCCATTCAGATGGCAAAGGACAATGCAGGTGTTAGATGAAGCAGGATTCCCAATCGTTGAATGGCCTTCGACTTCTCCAGCTCGCATGGTTCCAGCATGCGCGAAGTTTTATGATGCCGTAGTTTCTAACAAGCTCACGCATGATGGAAACCCGTTATTACTTCGACATTTACAGAACGCAGTTGTTAAGACAGATAGGCTCGGGCCACGTATCGTAAAGGAGCATCGCGGCTCACCACGAAAGATCGATGCGGCAGTTGCTAGTATCATAGGATTTGATAGGGCAACTGTTTCCAGAGAAGAACCAGTCGTGCCTCAGTTCTTTAGTTTTTAGGAGTTGCAATGATCCCATCAATTTTGCAAGTGGTAGGACTAGCAACAATCTCAATCGGCCTCGGTTTATTTATTGTGCCACTAGGAATCGTCGCAGCTGGAGTCAGCATTTTGCTAGTTGGCATTGCATTTGAGAAGGGTCAATAATGCTCGGAAATTTAACAGGTCGCAACGAGGAACAAAGAGCGATCAGCTTTCAATCCATCTGGGGTGCAGGTGACTCCTTCGCTTTTACAACTGAAGCCGGCGCACCGATGGATGAATATCAAGCCATCAAGATCAACGCATTTTATGCCTGCGTTCTTTTAATTTCAGATACCATCTCAACCCTTCCCGTCGATTCCTTTATCCGACGTGACGGTGACCGCGTACCTTACAGACCACAGCCGGAATGGGTGCAAAGACCAGACGTAGACCTGCTGCGTTCCGAGCATTACCAACAAGTGCTCATCTCACTTTTGCTAGACGGAAATGCATTCATTCGGGTTTTCAGGGACAACTCTGGTCAAGTCATAAACCTCGTCGTTATTGATCCAACACGCGTGACGGTGCAGCGCAACAGAGTCACACGCGAAATCGAATACCTAATCGACAACGCAGACGACAAACCAATCAGCAAGCAGGACATGCTGCAGATTACGGAAATGCGCAAAGCCGGCGACCTGCGAGGAATATCGAGAGTCACAGAACTCAAAGACAACCTCGGACTATCCAGCGCACTGCAATCATTCGCCTCCCGTTTCTTTGGACAAGGAGCGACCACAACCGGAATCATTGAAACTCCACAAGGACTAAACAGCGATCAGGCAAAGCAGCTCGTCGATGGATTCAACTCACGCCACAACGGATACAGAAAAGCGCACAAGACTGGACTGCTGACAGGCGGAGCAAAGTTCGTTCGCACCGGCGTGAATCCAGACGAAGCTCAGATGCTCGACAGCCGCAAGCTGGCAATCGAGGAAGTGGCTCGCATGTTCCGAGTGCCGCCACACATGATCGGCATCACGACACCGGGCGCAATGTCATACGCCAGCGTGGAGCAAAACAATATCAACTTCGTCACCCACACGCTGCGGCCTTACGTTGCAAAGATTGAAGATGCCTATAGCGCACTGCTTCCACAAGGAGCGTTCATCCGTTTTAATGTCGATGGACTTTTGCGCGGTGACTTTGCAACAAGAATGAATGGCTACTCAATCGGATCGCAGGCAGGATTCCTAAGTGTTAATGACATTCGCAGATTTGAAGATTTGCGACCAGTTGATGGTGGCGACGTTTATCGTGTGCCTTTGGCTAACGTGGATCTTGGAGCTGCATCGCTCGTGGAAACTGACAAGCGTGTCACGATGGCTCAAAAACTTATTCTGGCTGGCTTTGATCCTGCTGCAGTTTTGGTGGCTCTCGACTTGCCAAAGATTACGCACACGGGTCTACCTTCAACGCAGCTACAAGCAATCGCACAAATAGATCCAGCAAATCCCGAATCAGTTTATGAGGTGCAGTAATGGCAATTACATCTGGACAATTACAGGCTGGAACTACACGACAACAAATAGACACTTCTAGTGCTAATCCATTTAAGTTGCACATACACAATAACGAAGCAACTAATGCAATTTATGTTGGTAATTCAGAAGTAACCACAAGCAATGGTCTTAGACTTGAATCAAAAGACAGTTTAGAACTTTTGATGAATCCCGGTGAATCACTTTTTGTTATTAGCACATCTAATAATCATTTAATAACTTGGCTAAAGCAGGAATTTTAATGCCGTACTTCATCACAGATAGCGCAGAAGGTTGCTCAGGCTGGGCAACCATTAAAGATGATGGCGAAGTTATTGGTTGCCATACAACTAAGCAGGCAGCCATAGATCAGATGGTGGCCGTTTCAATAGCTGAGGAAATGGAACCGGGTGGTGAGCGAATCGAATCCGGAGCACTGGCAGTCATCGTGGACATTGATGGAACGCTCATCGAACGCGGTCAATTAATCGAAAAGACATACGCCTACATAGACGACATGGAAGATACTGAAATCTTTATCGTGACTGGGCGCAACGACTCACAACGCGACAGCACCATCGCAGAACTTGACGAGCTAGGCGTGGAATATGACCGGTTATTTATGAACCCGGGAAGCACCGCCGACACCCCAGAATTCAAGAAGGCAACAGCCGAAGCATTACTAAAAGAATTCAACGTCATCCTTGCCATTGACAACAATGCAGAGAACCGAGCCGTCTACCGAGAACTAGGAATAACTGCACTCGATGTGACAGACGTTCCCGACGTTCCAGATAGTCAGGATGAAAGCAACAGAGCCATGCCCGGCACCTTGAGCGAAAACGATTATGTTTCTTGGAACTCATCCGGTGGCAGAGCTAGGGGACAAATTGAAAGAATACAAACCTCTGGAACTTTGAGAGTCCCTGATACGGATTTCACAATCGAAGCGAACGAAGATGATCCGGCTGCCTTGATCAGAATCTACGAACAAGTCGAAGGTGGCTGGCGAGCAACAGAAACTCTAGTCGGTCATAAGTTTTCTACCCTGACAAAAATTGATCCTTTGCCAGAACCTGATCAAAGAGCAATCAATCAAGAACCGCCTGCCTACATGAGAGCCGCAGCTCGTCGGGGACTTGAGTACTACGCAGAAGGAAAAGGCGGCGACGGATTAGTCGACAAGACAATACGCGATGCCAGACTCATGGCAGAGGGACAAGTATCAGACGATAAGTGGATCGCGATAGCCGCGTGGATCGCACGACACCTAGTTGATTTAGATTCCCCAGATGCAGATCCCAGCTCAGAGAACTACCCCAGCGCCGGAGTGGTCGCACATTTACTCTGGGGATCCGGAGCCAACAAAAGACAAGCGCAAAGAACTCTGGAATATGCACAAGGCGTGGTCGAGAGAATCCGAGCTGAGGAAAGAACAGCCAACGATTTACAGAATCAGAAATGGCGCACAATTGCGCTAAACTTAAACAAAGACGAAAGGCAACACATGACAACCATCGTAGAACGCCGCGTCAACTCCGTTGAGTTTGACGTTCGTGCAGCTGAAGCATCAAGCGATGGAATGAGCTTCACAGGATACGCCGCCGTTTTTAACAGCCCATCGGAGCCGTTGCCATTTACCGAAATAATCAAAGAGGGTGCCTTTAAGCGTTCGCTAAAGTCACGCAACGAAATCAAACTATTCATGAACCACAACACAGACGTAGTTCTAGGATCCACAAGAGCAGGAACCCTACGGCTAACCGAGGACTCCCGAGGATTGCTGGCACAAGCCGACCTACCAGACACAACAGCTGGCCGCGACCTTTCAGTCCTTATGCAGCGCGGCGACGTTTCATCAATGTCGTTCGGCTTCAGCGTTCCAGCAAAAGGCGACAAGTGGAGTTCGGATGGAGCAACCCGTGAGCTGCATCAAGTACGCCTGCATGAAGTTTCAATCGTGACTGGCTTTCCAGCCTACGAAGCCACAACTGCCAGCGTTCGTTCATTAGACATTCTGGCTCAAAGAACCGCCGTAGACGTGGATGCTTTGAGCGATGCAATCTTCAAGTTAGAAGCCGGCGAAACATTGGAAGCACAACACGCAGACCTGATCAGCGAAGTCGTATCAAAGTTACGAGCAGACCAGCCAACGCAGGGTGACATGCTAGAGATCAAGCGAAAGCAACTTGACCTCATGCTCAAAGCTTTCTAAACTTCTTCATAGACAGACCTACATCAGGGGAAGGAT